AAGTGCCTTTGTATAGCGAGAAGAGAGAGAATCGTAGAGATTATCTTCGATTGCTTCCTCAGTCAGCGAAAAGCCCATAGCGACTGTCTCGTGTGTGTAACGAGCAGTCCAAGCTTCTTGCGCGTTGTCGTAAGAGATTGCAGAACCCTCACCTTTAACAGGTGCAGCACTGAAACCAGACAACTTAGTTTCTTCCTCGAAAGACCGTTCCGAAGATTCAGTCTCGAAGATTTCAGCAGCCTCATCGCCATACTTAGCGTATTCGAGGCCAAATAGGGCGTTTAGACCCGGTAGTAGCTCCTTAAGGAGTTGCGCTCTTGAAATAGCCATTAGTCAGCCTCCTTATACGCCGGTTGTGTTGTTGTACTGATGCAGGTTGATCTTAACGACCAGCTCCACAAAAGTATCAGCAGCGGTTTTAGTTTCGTCTATTGTGTCAATAACGCGCACAACTAGACCTGCGGTTGTAGCTTCGGAACCTGCCAGCACTGACGCACCAGAGTTTCCAGTAGCCGTGTCACCCGTACCTGCTAAAACAGACATGTTTGAGCCTACAGCAGCGCGAGCCGCCGAAGACATAGAACTGTTAGCAGCAGTTACAGCGACTTTAAACGCCGCCAATGGGTCGTCAACTACGATAGCATAAGCTTCAGTAACGCTAGTGCCGGGGTAATACTGAGCCGGTGTAAACTGGCTTTCAGCATTGACGTACTGGACACCTACAAAGACGCCCGAAGGGGAGCCAGTAGTAGTGCCAGTAAACTTCTCGATTGTGCCTGCCGCTACGATTTTAACCAGATCACCGTAGAAAATAGCCGTGTTGTAGGTGCTCGCAATAGGAATAAGGCGAGTCTGTCCTGCATAAGGCGTACCGTCTACACGGTTAATTGGGTGAAAACCGTAGGGTGCACTGACTGTTGGATAAGCCATGATAAAACACTCCTAAAATAAAGTTAGTTTCCTCTGCCGAAAGTAACCTTCGATTTCCTATCATTAAATATAGGCATACGAGGATCATTCTCGCGCATGAGGTTATTGTCCACGGAGTTCATCTGAGATTCCGTTAATTGGTCATAATACTCAGTTCGCTCTTGGACAAGCTCGTCGGGAGCTTTACATAACATTAGACCACCTACGATGACGTTATCTTTGAACCGTGCGTCAGCAACAGCATCGCTAAAGATTTCGGGGTGATCCTCTGCACGTACAGGCTCCCAGCCTTCACGTAATTTAGAAGAAACATTAGTCGAATCAGGTTGACCCATAGTGCTTACACGAACCCAGTGAAACGTATACCCATCTTGAGGAGTAGGATCAGGCAACACTGTTGGCCTTTTCCACGCCTGCTTACGGATAGTTTTTTCTCTAGTTTCGAATTCCCTATTTTGTCTCTGTTTAGACATTTTGTTTCCTCGCTAGTTCAGCAGCCTGTTTGGCGTAAGTTTCCAACGGAACCCCAAGTTTTTTCGCAATAGCTATCTGTGACGGCGTAAGCCTAATTTTCTTAGGCGCTGTGCTCCGCGTTGCGGGAGCCACCACATTACTAGGTTTTTGCTTGGGTGTTACCTCTGGTTCGTCTTCGATTCCATCGTCGAATTGATCGGGGAATACTTGTCGCATACGAGAATCTATCTTCTCGTAGTATTCATCAGATCGAGGGTCTACACCCTCATTAACTAATTTCGTATGCACCCCAAAAGCAAACGAAGTCATTTCGGGGTTACCTTCCGGCCCATCACCAAACCAAGTATTTTCATCTGCCCAAGCAGATGCTTTTTTATCTTGCTGTGGTTGCGGTTCGGGCGCAAGTTGTTGTGATTGAACAGTATTTTGTTCGGGTTGTAAAGCTGTATCTACGTTAGTATCAGTAACAGCTTTGGGTTTTAAATTATTTACTTTATCGACACGAATTTGCGCTATGTTTAAAGCTTGCTGTGCTTCAACAATCGCATCAGTTTCTCCCGCCTCATAAGCCTTTCTATAAGCTTGTGTTGCTACAGCTAATTCAGACGCAACTTGTTTCTTAGCAGACTCTATTAACGCATTATGGCTTTGGTCTGTTTTGCTTTTAAGTTGTTGATTTTCATCAACTAATTTTCTAGCATACTGCTCAAGGGCTTCACGCTCGCGCTCTGCGGCTTCTTTAGCTCTACGCTCGTCGTGGTAGCCCTTACTAAAGTGCTTGATCCGGTTCTTAACTTTTTCCGAATAGTTCTCAAGCTCTTCATTAGTGACTTCTTCAGGAGGTTCTGAGGGTTTACGCCCACGATCTTCCGGGGGTACGTCGTCCACCACCTCAATCTCTACTTCTCCTGCCTGTATTACTTTTTCTTTGGCGGCAGGTTTTTCAATAGTTTCGCGCCCTTCGACTCCTTCAACCTCTATTTCTGCGGCTTCAGGCTCTTCTTGGGGTACTTCCACTTCTTGTAAGTTCTCCTCCTTGTCAGGATCAGGGAACTCAAACTCAACTTGTTGTATTGGCATGGTCTAGTCCTTATGCGCGAGTCAGTCTACTCGGGTCGTCAATAACAGCCTCGATAGAGTCATCGTTCATCAAACGGTACTCTTCGTTGCCTACCTTAAAGCGCGTGCCTGTATTAGCACGGAACATTACAAAGTCTCCCTCTTTACACCACGGGCCAGAGGGAAACCGTTCTTTGTCGTTATAGGCTTGGTCACCCATATCGACCACCACCCCCACCATAGTCAGGATAGTCTCTTCCCTAATGGTTGAGCTGGCCTTAGCGATACCACCTTCAAACGTGTCTTCTATCGTAGGGAGGGCAATAAGCACGCGGTATCCCACAGGTTTAGGGACGTGTGCGTCCAACACCACTTCTGCCTGCTCTTTCTCTTCTATCTGTTTGCGCCGCTTTTCTTCCAGCGGGGTAAGCTTTGCTACTTCAGTCATCTTCGTCTTCCAAATGATTGCGCGAAAGGTCTTGTACTTCTCTGCGTGCGGCGGCTAGACCTCGGATTGCCCCACACGATTCCCTATAGGAGGGGAAATCTTTTGCGCCCCCGCTAGTAAGAAATTCTTCTTGGCTTTGCTGTAACTCAGCAAGTTTGTCATCAAGTACGTCAAAGACGGTTTTTGCCATTAAATTTATCTCCCTAAATTGTCTAAGGTAGCAAGCGCGTTTGCTATGTTTAGCGCTGCTTGAGAGGACTTCATAGCTTCGTTAGGCTCCTCTACTGCGGCATCATGGCAAAGGCAGTACATAGCTCTTAATGCTGCAATATGTACATCTCTAATCGAGTATTCTTGCCCATTGTTTACATTTTTAGGGTCACGCGTTGTATTTCTCATAGGGTTCTAACTCCTGTGATTGTGGTTGTTTTTACCTCCTAGGAGGCGTTTGTCGTGCTTTGGCGAGGTCTAGTATGGCTTTGGCCTCGTCCAAGTCTTGTCTTGCATTAGCTTGATCTGTCTGAGAAGCAACACGTGCAGCCTCAATAGTGGCGGTGTTGTCTGCTTTCTGCTTATCAAGCTGGAGTTTTGCAGCGTCAAGTGCTGCATCTGCCTGATCTTTCTGTGCTTTGCGCTGTTGTTCAGCAGCTTTAAGCTGCAATTCTTGCTGTTGCATCTGGATAATCGGGTCTTGAGCCTTCTGCTGTGCAGCTTGTTGTGCGGCAGCTTGTTGCTTCTGTTGTGTAAGCTGTTGCCCGGCCTGCGCTAGTAAGCTTGCCAACTCCACCTCAGTCTCTTCTGGAAGTTCTGCATCTGGTGCAGGTAATGGGACTCCAACTTTTGCTTCCATCTGCTGTCTATAACTAAATGCTACGTGTTCGGCAATGTGCGCTTGCAGTGCTGCTACCTGCTGTTGCGCTGCTGGGTTCTGCCCGATAAACGCCGCAATCTGCGGGTCTTGTAAGAACGCTTGGTGTGTAGCAATGTGCGCGTCGTGGTCTTGGTAAATGAACGCTTTGACAGGCTTTCCTACCAACACAGCCATGTTTTCACTAACTGGGTCAGACGGTTTAATATCATCTTTAGTAGGTACAAGCTTATCTGCGTTCTTAATACCCAGAACTTCGATCATTTGCCGGTGTAGCTGGGGCAGGTCGTATATCTGTGGGGTAGCCTGTGCCATCTGCAACACAGTCTGATACTGCACAACCCGTTGTGCCATCGTACTGTTGTTGGGATCACTGACAGGAATTACTTCCACCATGTCGTAGTCCATGCGGCGGGCACGGGGTTCTCCACGGTCAGGCATGTACATGTATTCGTCAGGCGCATACTCAGCGATGATGCCTCGCAGAAGTTTGAACTCCTGTTTCATCGAGTAGTGGACACGGGCTTGGACCGCAGCCATCGGCTTGAGAGTGCGCTCCAACAGAGCAAGGGTTGTTCCGACAGGCGCGTTGGCGCTCATGTCAGAAATGTTCATATCACTGATCGCCCCTAAACGTCGGCCTTCTTCAGTGATCTGCTTCAATAATGCAAGAAGTGTCTGACTAGGCTCCTTGTAAGGGAGCGTCATTAAATTGTCTTTTATACTGCCAGAAGGCACGTCTACATCGCGGAACTCGCCGGGACCAATGGGTGTGTCATCGCCCTTAACCCGCAGCCCACGGGACTTCAAGCCACCGGGTAGGTTCGACAAAGTACCTGCGTCAACTAGTTGACGTATAAGAGAAGTGCCAGCCCTAGCATAACCACCAATAATGTGAATTAAACCAAGCCCGTAGAAGCCAAAACCCGGTACATAAGAGTAGTGGACAAAATGTTGACGCTTGAGCATCAACGGATCATCAGGGTTCCAGTTACGGCGGATAGCTAAAACAGTGCTGGTGCCCTGCTCTATCGTAACAATGTAGGGTTTTGCTACCTGAAGCGGGCCTTCTTCTTGGTCAACATCGTCTAATATGAGGTCTGCATGGACTTCTAAGAGCGTGTAACGGTCATCGTCGTTGAGGGTGTACCCCCCTTCCTGTGCTTTTTTCTCCTCTATATCGGTGTGATAGGAGGTAGGATCGCCTAGTTCAACTTCTCTATAGAAGCCAGCAACCTGCAACTTAACGAGATCGTTCTTGGTTTTACGCATTACGTGAGTAACACGCTCTGCTGTCTCTATGTTTGACGCGCCGTAAGGGACAATCATGTCCTCGGCAGGGATATACATAGCAACCTGTCTGCCAAGGTTGGGATCAAAGTAGACTTTCTTAAACGCAGACCCTGCAAGACCAAGGGAGTAGAGTAACCTTTCGTGTTCAGGACGGTATTCGA